ATCAATGTTAGTGAGTTGTTTTGAAGGTAAAAATTCATACCTCGTTCATGACCGCCTAAACATGGTTCACCTTCTGCATTTACATGAGGATGAACACTAAGAGATGGTCCGTCATAATCTTCTAAAACAAATCTTTTACCCATAGATGTACCATCTTTACTAAACCTTAATATAAAATCCATTTTAGGCATGATGTATTTTCTAGAACCCTGAAGCCGTGGATTTGGTAATTCTATGACTATTGAAAAGAATGACCCTGCTGAATTAGAAGTTACATATTTAATAAAATCATAAGATTCTTCTTCCATTTGTTTTTTAACATTATCTTCGTCAAATGGAATATCGTCTCCTAAAATCACATTATTAAACTTATTTTGTGCTATGTAAAATATATTAACTATTTTACGAATAGCTGTTACACTTTTAAACTTTATCATTATTTATATCTCCTTAGTTAAGGTTAAAGCGCTGATTTTGAAGCTCACACAACCGAAGTTAATCGACACAATCAGCGGACAAAATACAACGCTTTAACACTATTTAATCAAGTAATTATTTAACTACCCGATGTTACTTTAGATGTACTAAAGTGTAGAAAATCTCCATCTTTTAGTGGAGTGTTCATCTCTGCTTTATTAGCATTTATCATAACAACAACATTACTTACATTGATGTTACGCATTTCTGCAACAGTTGCTGGCGTTAAACCCGGTCCTTCTACTGATTGGACTGTGCTGTTTGCTTGTACTGTTACTTTTATTGTGTTTGGTGTTCTAGCCATTTATTTACCTCCTACGGTGTTGTATGACGTTGTTTTAAATAATCTTTCTAATTTTGTTAATCTACGATATACTCCAGATAACAAAGCTTTTCTTATTCTTCTTTTAATATATTTTACCATATCATTGTTTTACCTCTTTATTCGCCAAATGTATCCATTAGTGCTTCCTTATATTCATCTGGCATTAAAATATAAGTGCAATCTTCGCAATACGCGCCTGTCTCAGAATCATCGTTAGTAGGCATGCCTCCAACCATGTATTCTTCTATTATCATTTCACGGTCACAACAGGGGCATAAGACCCCTGCTGCATCACCGCTTATTGGCATAACCGGAAAACTCATTGTTTCTCTGTTTCATTGAGTAATCTGTTATATCTTTCTTGTAAATCGTAACAATTACTTTTCCAAAACTCTATTTCTTTTTGGTAAGTACTTATGTAACTAATGCTTACCATTATCATACCTATATAACCTAATATGCATAATGCTATAGTTTGAACCATATTAAACTCCCACATGGTTACTTACCATATCTTCACAATGTTCATAAAGTTCTTTTCTAGCCTTTGTTACTTCGCTACGTTTTACTCTCAAAGTCATTACTTCTGCATGAGGTGGTGTTGTACGATAATATCGCATAATACCTTTTTCTAGCTGTAATTTCTCTTTCTCAAGAGTTTTAACTTTGCGTTCTAACTTATTCAATAGACTCATATACTATCTCCTTTAGGTGTCTTTATTACACTAAACAACAATGTTAGTACAAATACACCACATCCTAGAAAGAATACTCCTAAGCCAAACGCTAGGAAATTAAATATCCATTCATGTAATTGGATTATCATCATTACTTACTCCTACTTACTGTTAATAAAAATCTTTCCGTGCGTCTCACACCAGACCGTACAAAAGCTTACTACATAATATTTTTTAGACACTTAAATCATTTATTATGTAATATGTTTGTAGACACGGAAGTATAATAAAAATTTTACTCTAATTAATGTGGTGGGTTCGTGGTGACCGTTTCGGAAATATCCACGTTTCATCTATCCGTCAATAGATGGTCATAATCCCCACCACTTGGTACCAAAATATTCCTAGCTCTATCTTAGTGCTTGCTACATTACTATCTATCATTATCCTTTCTACGTCGGACGACGCTTTCGTGCTATGTTGATAGAAGCATTCTCTGTAAACAAACACTAAAACAGAACTTGTCTCTGTGTTTACTTCATTACTGTCTATCATTACCCTTTAAATGTGGGAGGACTCTTTGGTTGATAGAACCACTTTTTGATAGTAAACACAAAGACTGCGGAGTGTAAAAATATGTTACTTATCTTTAGCTATCTTACGATGCTTGGTAACACTAGAATAGGCTTGTTCGCCTCTTCTATTCTTGACACCCTCAAGTGGTGTCTTTATAACTACCATTTCCATAGTAGCATTACGAGATACAACTGTTGTTATTGTCTTAGGCATATTGCCTCCTTTAATGCGAGAATGTTAATAGGAAGTTACTAGTAGGTACTGTTGTTATACTCGCTGATACAACAGATTACTGCGAGACCTCTAGATACTTAATGCTTCCTAATTTGTTGAATAATTTATATGTAGGTGTGATAAAATATATACCCTACACGTATGTGCAGGGCATATGATTTGTCGAAGTCGCTAGAACTCGATGGCAACTCGTTCGGCAACAGGAATCAATTGAACGGAGTTCGTTTTTGTTGATTGTTGGTTTCCGTTAGAGATGTAGAGGGTACCTATCGGCTTAGCGGACAGTGTGTAGGTGACACCGTCACTCATAGTCACTTCTTCGCCATTGAATGGAACAAATTGTGAAACCATTTCGTTAGCCTTAGCTTTAGCCAAAGAAAACTTCTTTGCATCTGAGCCTGCGATGGTGTAAGTCTCGAAGGAGGGACCTACTGACTGGATTAGTTTGATTAATTTATCTTTCATAATGCTGTTGTCCTATTTTATTAATGATTAATTGATTGTACTAATATACTCAAAGAGTACAGGGGATGCATCTACCCATAGGTTTTGCATTAGCAGGCTAGTCCTAGGGTTTAAGAGGAGGGCAGAACTCGGTGTTCTTTCGATGTTCAACCTGCCGGGACCCCACTAGCCGTAAAACCGACGGGTACGGTGCAATGTATACCACGTACTCCCATTCTAGAGTAATTTTTCAAACCTTTTTTGGATTGACCCCCCACCCCATTTTCTTACAGAGACTTGTCTAGTCTGTATTTTATTTTTTAATTTAAATTTTGATATTGCTGTTCTTAGGGTTTAATATAAATTTATAATTAATACTTGCATTAGCTTGATTTATGTTTTATATTTTTAGTAATATTTGAGTACGCTATGCTTGTAATACTCTTATTAATATACATCAATAACAAGGTTTTCGTATGTTTAGTAAATACTTAAAAGAAGATAATACATTAGATTACCAAGCATTGTATAACGATATGTATAGGATTACGGGTTTTAATAAGAAAGTTAATAGGGATAAACTGTATAAAGAGGTAACTGATTGGTATGAGCATATTAAACAAAATAAAGAAAGTTCTGGAGTTAAGTTGTGAGGTTGTTAAACTAAAGGTCGGTATTTGGATTTTAAAGATTCGTTCTTATGTTTACAATAACGATAAATCATAACGATATAGGCTCTACAGACTATCCTATATATTCTAAAGAAGAAGCACTTGTCGAAAAGATAGATTTTAAACATTGGCAGAAAGCTCAGGAAGGTGAATGGGCTCTGACTGATGACGGATATGTAGCAAAAGTAATAAAAAGAAAGGAATATGAGGATAAGGAGACTAAGAGAACTAGTCTCTATTATCGAATGCCTTTCGGTTATATCATGTGGAATCCTAAATATCCTACAAAGCAGTTTAATTGTGGGGGTAGGGAGGCTAATAACACGATGACTGGGAAGAAATGGTTAGAGGTTATTAGCAAGAGCGATAAATACCAAGCATTAGCTACATGGGCAGCAATATCTGAAGATAGGGACGTTGCTATTGACCAAGTATTTGGACCTGTTAGTGCAGGTAAGCGTAGAAAGCTACGTAGACATATGAGAACGGAGACCTTTAAGACAATGAAGAGAGAAGAATCGCAAAAACTACTAGCAGATAACTTTATGGATGCTAACTATTTTGTAGACTTGATGAAGCAGGGTATCAATATTGCTGTTGAAAAGAAGGATGTCAATGGAATACGGGGCTTTGTTAGCGATGGAATGGACATTCATGGCATGAAAGACAAAGAAGTTGTTAGAACTACCGAAAAATTAGAAGCAGTACAGACTAGAAAACTGATAGATAACATAAATCAAGAAGAAGAGCGACTTATTGCTACAAAAACTACTGAATTGCCTGTAGATGAGTAAAGATTTTGAAGCCCGATGGGCTCAAGAGAACGCATTAAAGAAATTAAAGAACAATATTGGGCTTTTTGGTAAAACTATGTTTCCTACTGCCTTAAATAAAGATGTTCCTCCATTCCATAATGAAATTTACAAAGCTTTGTCTGAAGCTGATAAGAAAAGGGTCCTCATTGCCGCACCTAGGGGTACGGCTAAAAGTACAGTAACTTCTCTCATCCTCCCTTTACATCAGGTTGCTTTTAAGCCTTCAGGCAAAGACTTGTTTATTGTTATTATTTCTGAATCGCAATCTCAAAGTATAAACTTCCTCTCTCGTATTAAATACCATTTAATTAATAGTAGCAACTTTAAGGAGATGTTTGGCAATTATGGACCAGAAACAGCAAAAAGATGGACAAACAATGACATCGTACTCGCTAACGGAAGCCGTATTATTGCTGTGGGTACTGGTCAGCGCGTTCGTGGGTTTATTGAAGGTGATACTCGCCCTAATCTCATTATCGTAGACGATTACGAATCAGAGCTAAACGCATTTACAGCAGAGTCTAGAGCTAAGAATAGGAAATGGATTACTGAGGCTGTAATACCTTCTCTTTCCGATGATGGTAGAGTTATTATGATTGGTACGGTTATAAGTGAAGATTGTTTTCTTTATTGGGCAAAGGAGTCTCCGGCTTGGCATGTGCTATGGTATAGTATATATGGAGACGATGGTAAGAGTATATGGGAAGAAAGATTCCCTGAAGAAAGAATTGTTCAAATAAAATCAGAATTTGAAAGTGTAGGTAACTTAAATGGATTCTATCAAGAATATATGAATGAGGCTCAAAGCCCTGACAATGCTCCATTTAAACCTGAATATATAAAATTACACCATTATGAGTATAGAAGAACTGAAGAAGGGATTAATACTTTATATAGGACTATAGATGGAGAAGATACAATAAAGCCTGTTGATATTTACTTTGGTATTGACCCCGCATCAAGCTTAACAGCTAGGAGTGATTTCTTCGTAATTGCAGTTATTGCTATAGATAGCGACTCTAATAAATACATTGTAGATATAATACGAGAAAAGATAGACCCGGCATATCAACCAGAAACTATTATTAACACTTATAAGAAATACAAGCCTAAGAGAGTTCGCATAGAAACTACAGGTTATCAAGAAGCTCTAAGAAGTAATGTTAGAAAAATGATGTTAGAGCAGAAATTATACATACCCGGACTAGAAAAAGGTATAAAGCCTCGCAATAGAAAGAGCGAAAGACTAATGAGTCTTGTACCTATCCTTGCTAGGGGTGAATTTTTCTTCAGGAAAAAAGATATAATACCACAACAAGAGTTCTTATCTTACCCAAGGGGTAAGCACGATGATGTCTTAGATGCGATATATTATGCAGTCAATAATATAAAGCCTACTAGGCTAAAAAGTATAGATGGAACAATAGTTAAAAAAACAAATAAAGTCCTTGACTGGATGACATTATAATAGGTATATTCGCGCAATGGCAAGTATAGAAAAAGAAACTGAGGTATCTAAGGATATAGTAGAGAAGACTCAAGATTTATGGAAAACATATAGCAATAAAAGAGAGACATGGGCTAACCAAGCTCAAGAGGATGCAGAGTTTAGACTGGGTAAGCAATGGACTGCCGAGCAGACAAAAATCTTACTTGAGAGGGGTCAAGCGCCACTCGTAGTAAATCGCATTCATCCAGCCGTTGAAGCCGCAAAAGCTCTCTTAACTAGTACTAGACCTTCTTTTAGAGTTTCGCCTAGGGAAGATAGTGACAATAAGACGGCACAAGCTTTCAATGGGCTTTTAGAATATATGTGGTACATATCAGATGGTACCCAAGCACTTCGTAATGTCATAGACGATTACTACACAATGGGAATGGGTGCTATGTGTGTTTATATTGACCCCTTAAAAGATTATGGTCGCGGTGAGGTTTGTGTACATGACGTAGACCCACTCGATGTATATATAGACCCAAACAGCAGAGACAGGTTAGGGGATGACGCTGAAAATATAATTATATCTAGGTTGTTCACTAAAGAGCAAGCTACTAACATGTACCCAATGTATGAAGACGCAATTAAGAATGCGTCTAGCGATATGCATACAGATAGACCTACGACAAATAGAGCTGGTGATAAGGGTATTATATTTCCTGAAGATACTGAAACAAAAACTCAATCTACATTCGGTAGCGACTCAGAGTACGTCAGGGGTTATGAAAGATATTATAAAATATGGGTAAAAAGATTTCATATTAAAAGTAACGTAGATGGAACCGAAGAAGTATTACTTGATGAAGATGTAGAGCCCTACTTAGCACAACCGGCTATTAGAGTTAACGGACAAATATTTACTGACCCAGAAAAAGCTAATGGAATCATTAGGCAGATTATGGAGCAGTATGAACAGGGTAAGATGCAAGCAGAAATGCAAGGCGTAGATGCTCCGCCTCTACCTAAAATAGAAAATTTAACATTCCAAGATTTAGTAGAAGAAGGAATGATTGATATAGTAAGCGTTCCTGTGCAACGTATAAAAATGTGCGTCGTTATAGGTGATGCTTATTTGTATTCTAGGATACTACCTATAGAGCATTATCCTATCGTTCTGTTTCAAAACATTCATAATAGGACACCTTATCCAATTAGTGATGTTAGAATGGTTAAGGATATGCAAGAGTATATAAATAAGACAAGGTCTTTAATAGTTGCTCATGCTACAACTAGTACTAATACAAAGATTTTAATTCCGAGTGGCTCAGTAGATATGCAAGACTTTGAACAGCGTTGGGCTCAACCGGGAGTTGCAATAGAGGTTGACATGGACCAAGGTGTACCTCAACCTGTACAACCAACGCCTCTCCCAAGTACTTTGTATCAGAATGAGCAAATTGCAAAAACGGATATAGACCATCAACTGGGTTTATATGAACTTATGCAAGGGAATGCTCAAGCCGCACCTCAAACGTATAAAGCTACTATCAGTCTTGATGAGTTTGGACAACGAAAAATAAAGTCTAAGTTACAAGATATAGAGACTAGCTTAGCAAGAGTTGCTAAAGTAGCCATTCCTTTAATGCAACAATTATTTCACTCGGAAAAAATAGTTAGAATTGTACAGCCCAATAATAGTATTAACGAATATACTATTAATAAAAAGTTGTATGATGATAAGAGTGGGGAAATAAGCGTTTTGAACGATATATCAAGAGGAGCTTTTGATGTTGTCGTTGTAACTGGCTCTACCCTACCTACAAACAGATATGCTCAGCTTGAGATGTATATGGATGCTTATAAGAATGGAGT